GGCCTAGTTCGCATAATGGTTATTATGACAAGCTGCAAGCCATTGATCGGTATAGAAATGGGGTCAACGGGGCCGCTTTTGTGCATAAAACGCTGGTTCCAGGGGCCACGGAGACGGGCGGACGGGGTGCCAGGCGGGCAGCTCGAGGCCCTGCAGGCGGATCGGGCGGGCGCCTGGCGCGCCGGCGGGGGTGGTCACGGCTTTGCCGCCGCGATCGGGCATTGGGGCGGGGCGAGCGCGCGGGCTAGGCGTCCCGCGCTATTCCCCCCATAAGTTTTCGCGCATAGGCTACGGCTGCATCAGGCGGCTCAGGAGACGCGATCACCATGACACAGCCTGATATAGCCCTTCTGCTCCGTTGCCGCTCCTGTGACCGCTGGCGACCTCGTGGGTGGTTTTCCAGGTCAGGCGAGGGTCGGCGTTCGAGTTGGTGCCGGGAATGTCGGCAGGGGCAGAAGTCTGCGGACGCGGCGCGGCGGCGCGGTGCGGGGGTACGCAAGGTGCCGCGGAGGTTGCGCGAGGCACTATGGGTGAGGCAGCGGGGTGTGTGCGGTATATGCGGGCGTGGGCTTGGCCCCATAGGTGGTAGGTTCCACGTGGATCACATACTGCCGGTGGTATTGGGCGGGACGCACGAGATGGGGAACTTGCAAGTCACTCACGCGCGGTGCAATTTACGCAAGGGAGACATGAGAGGACGACGTGGCAAGCAGCCTTCAGACCGCCATCGCGGCATTGACCAACGCCGGGTTCGTAGTGAGCCAGCCGGTGAGCTACGCGTGGAGCGGGACGGTAGCGAAGGGGAACGTCATCAGCCAGGTGCCGGCGGCCGGCTCCAGTGCGACGCCGGGGACGCCTGTGTTTCTGACGGTGAGCCGCGGGGCAGCGCCGGTGGGCGCAACGGTGGCGGTCCCGAACGTGGTGGGGCTGACGTGGCAGGCGGCGTTCGGGGCGTTGGAGTCTGCCGGGGTGACGACGCCGGGGACGCCGGGGTATGTGTCGAGCGGGACGGTGGCTAGCGGGGTGGTGTTGAGCCAGGGGATTGCGGCGGGGACTCAGGTGGCGGTCGGCACGTCGGTGAGCTTGGTGGTGAGCTCAGGGAACGTGCCTAACTGGTATTCCGCCTCCCAGATCACCGTGCCGGCGGTGACGTGATGGTGCCCGCCGACGTTTGGGCCCTCGAGGCCGTCTACGCCGCCGAGCGCGTCGTGGACATCGGCCAGTCCATCGACATCGGACGCCACCCGGGCTATCGCGAGCTCGCGAGCGACTGGGCGACCGGAGCGCATCCGGACTCGGCGGTCATCGTCGGCTACGCCGTGGGCGAGATGGCGGCGCACGCGGCGGTCTCGTGGCTCCTGTGCCGCTATACGACCCCGTGGGCGGCGCGGGTGTGGGAACTGGTCACGGTAGGGGCTGAGGGCGCGAACGTGGCGCGCAACTACCGGGTCGGCTTGGCGGTGCGGTTCTGATGCCAGCCCCTGCCGGCCCCAGCGTGGCGGACCTGGCCGAGGCCGCGCGCATCCGCGAGCAGTTGCGCCGTGGGGAGCACGAGATGGCCTACGGGTCGGGCGTTGACCGGCTCATCATGCGCGTGTACGAGCTCGAGCGCGGCTACCGCGGCGGGTATCTCATCATGACGGATGATGGGACGCGGGTGGTGGGTAGCCGCGTGGTGCCGCATCCGGTGGGGGCGAGGTGAGCAAGACATCCTCTCCATTCGATGCCAGCGAATTTTATTCGTTTTCCAAGGCGCTGAAGATTGACAGTAAAGAACGCGGGTTAATGTCCCTGGGCGACAACCTGCTTGGCACGCAGACGCGGCTGCTCGAGCAGGTCTCGCGCGGGTTCGATGACGGGGTGCGGGAGTTCGTGTGCTTGAAGTGCCGGCAGATCGGCGCCTCGACGCTCTCGCTGGCGCTGGACCTGTACTGGGCATTCAAGTACCGCGGTGTGACCGGCGCGCTCGTCACGCAGGATGACGGGGCGCGGGATGACTTTCGCAGCAAGCTCAAGTTGTACTACTCCGGCTTGCCGGAGGAATGGACCCAGGAAATCGTCGATGACAACCGCAACCAGCTCGTGCTCGGAAACGGAAGCAAGATCCATTTCCGAGTGGCTGGAACTACGGCGCGTGGCGCAGGCAAGCTGGGCCGTGGCGGCGCTCTCGCGTTTGCGCATCTTACGGAGACGGCGTTTTGGGGAGATGCGAAGTCGATTCACTCGCTGAGGTCGAGCTTTGCCGAGACCAATCCGGTGCGCTACTACATGTGGGAATCCACGGCGAACGGGTTCAACCACTTCCACGACATGTGGATGGACGCGAAGAAGTCCCTCTCCGTGCGCTGCATCTTCATCAGCTTCTGGGCCAACGAGCTGTACCGCTGCGAGGCAGGCAGCATCGAGTACCAGACCTATTGGGGCAAGTCCGGGCGCCTGACGGCAGATGAGCGCGACTGGGTGCGCGAGGTCAAGGCGCTCTATGGCGTGACCATCGAGCCCGAGCAGGTCGCGTGGTATCGCTGGATGGGCGCGGAGAAGCTCACCGACGAGTCCATGCTGGCGCAGGAGTTCCCGGCGACTGAGGAACGCGCGTTCATCGAGACCGGCAGCGCGTTTTTCAAGGCCATCGACATCACCAAGGCCATCAAGCAGTGCAAGGTGGTGGACGCGCCGGATTGCTACCGCATCGAGACGGGACCGAACTTCTGGGACACGCGGGTGATCCCGGCGAAGGCCAAGCAGGTCACGCTCAAGGTGTGGCAGCCGCCAGAGCCCACCGCGAGCTACGTGATCGGGTGCGACCCGTCGTGGGCGAGCTCGGAGGATTCCGACCGGACGTGCATCTCGGTGTGGCGTGCCTGGTACAACCGGCTCGAGCAGGTCGCGGAGTTCTGCTCGCCTGAGATCAGCACGCACGCGACCGCGTGGATACTGTGCTACATGGCCGGCTATTACGACCGGTGCTGGACGAACATCGAGATCACGGGTCCGGGCTCGCAGGTGCTCGTCGAGCTGCAGAACCTGCGCCGCCAGGCGGGATCGAGGTTCGAGTCCGATCACGGGCCGGCGATCATGACGGTCACGAAGAACATCAAGCAGTACCTGTACCGCCGTCCTGACAATCCGAGTGGGTCGATCGGCGCGCTGCATACCAAAACGAGTCACGAGATCAAAGAGCGGATGATGAACGGCCTGCGCGACAACTTCGAGCGCGGGATTCTGGTCATACGCAGTCTTGAGATGGTCGAGGAAATGAAGTCGGTCAAGCGCGACGGCGGGGCAGCGCCTGCGGCGCCTACTGGTCGCAAGGATGACCGCGTGGTGGGCGCGGCCCTTGCCTGCATGTGCTGGTCGGATCAGATGCGCCAGGGGCTGCTCGGGCAGCGGCAAATCTGGATCCCAGAGGAAAACAAGGAAGTCGCCCGCGTGCCGACGCCGATGGAGGGTGTCATCGGCAAGTACTTCGACCGCCTCGGCATCGGCGCAGGAGCCGGCGTGCCGCGGCCGCCAAAGAGACTGGCGCGCAACCGTCCGCGGTGGATGGCAGATAGCCGCAAGGTGGATAAGGTCACTTTTTGAGGTATAGTCCTCGCGCATGGCCGCCCTGAACGACTACCGCTGCGCCGCGCATGGGGCTTTCGAGTCGCGCGAGGCCCGCTGTCCCTACGGCTGCCCGGCGAGCTTCGTGAAGATCGAGTTCAATCAGGCCCCGGCCTATCACAACGGGCGCACGCGCAACATCGACCGAACGCTGCGTGGCATCGCGGCCGACCACGGCCTCACGGACATGAAGAACGACCCGAAAGGCGGCAAATCCGTGATGGAGTCGCTACGTTCGGGGAAGATTCAGCAGTCCAAGTGGCTCAACGTCGATCACGCAGAGCCCGGATTCAGCCGTCGCGGAGAGCCGGCGCCAGTTTTCAACCCTGCCGGCATCGGTTTTCAGCCTCCAGAGCGCCCGATGGTGGCGGATTTGCCCAAACCAGCGCCGAAATATCAGGCGCGGTGGGATGGCAAATAATGGCCATTTTCGGCGGTTTTTGACGTGAAAATCCCCTCTGGAGTGCTCGAACGCACTGATTTCATCGCCAAAGTGCTCGATCAGTGTATGGCGACGATGGAGGACCGCACGCAGAACTACCGCGGCTTACGTCAGTGGTACCTCTACGGCCACGACGGCACGATGGAGAACTCCGCGGTCATCAACAAGATATACCCGCACATCGATCAGGTCGGCAGCTTCCTCTACAGCCAGGACACGACGCGCTTCACGATCGAGATCAGCAAGTCCGTCTCCGACATCGAACTCGGCAAGGTGCCGCCGCTCTCCGAGGCGGTCAACGACTCATGGCATTCTAGCAATACCGACATTCTGTACGGCAACGCGCTCGACTGGTCGCTGGTCTACGGCTCCATGTTCATCAAGCCGCGATGGAACGTCGATGGTATCCAGCCGTTCGTCGTCGAGCCTCACAACATCGGCGTGTACCGCGAGGATGTGATCGGGCTCTCGCGTCAGGAAGCGTTCGTTCATCAGTACCTGATCCCGCAGTCGCAGCTCGAGCACGATTGCGAATCACAAGGACATAGACAAAATCCTGAAGGAAGCGAATTACCAGATGCAGGATTTGGTCGGATCGGACACGGGACCGAACGACTCGGTGATCGCGAGCGCGGTCTCGCCGGAGATCGTCGGGGAAGTCTCGCTGAACCTGAACGCGATGGTGCGGTATCTCCCGAAAGTCGTCACTCCGATGGCGCGGATGTACGAGTTGTACATCTTCGACAACGACATCAACGACTACCGCGTCATCACGATGGCGCATCCGTGGGTGATGATCTACGACCGGCCGATCGAGAAGCTGTTTCTAGCCAACGACCTGCCGCTGATCCAGATTTGCCCGTGGCCTGTCCACGACTATTTCTGGGGCATCAGCGCGGTCGAGCGCCTGGTGCCGCTGCAGACGATGAGGAACCGCCGCTGGACGCAGGTACAGCACCTGCTCGACCTGCAGGCGAGCCCACCGAAGTCCGGGCAGGGATTGACTGGCGACGCGGATGAGATCGGCGACACGCTCGACTCTCCTGGCGGAATGGTGCTCTCCGACATGGGCACGAAGGTGGAGTCGCTGCCGCCGGAAATGCCGCCGGACCTGTTCGCGGAACTGAACTACATCGACCAGATGTTCGATGACTACACTGGCACGACCAACGTGCTATCAGGCAAGGGCGAGAGCGGTGTGCGTAGCGAGGGGCACGCATCGCAGCTGCTGCGGGTCGGCTCCTCGCGCGTCAAGCGACGCGCGATGGTGGTCGAGGACTCGCTCGAGGAACTGGCGAGCACGTATTTGCAGATGCTGAAGAAGTATTCCGACAAGACCTATCGGTCGGATGACGGCACGGAGTTTCTTGCGAACCAGTTCACGGATGAGTTTGTCGTGAAGGTGGACGCGCACAGCAACTCCCCGATCTTCGCGCAGGACATGGAACAGTTGGCCGAGTTGCTGTTCAAGGCCAAGGCCATCGACCGCGAGACCCTGATCGACATGCTTCCGGTTCCGATGAAGGACTTGCTCAAGTCACGCCTGCGCAATAAGATCGAACCGGCTGAGGCTGCGGCCAAGCAGGCTGAACTGAAGGCGGAAGCTGAAGGGAACACCCACAAGCGGAAGTAGGAGGCGCGAAATGCGTCACAAGCGGAAGGGTCGGAAAAGTAAGCGCTGATAGCGCTTGCGCGAATTCATAAGGGAACTGTGCTCGCAACAAGAAGGAGGCATTATGGCCAAGCGTAAGGGTCGCAAGCACAAGCGCTAAGCTGTGCCGTCGCACTTGACACTCATCGCGAGTGCGGCGACTATCACATCGTCCTGCTCATTACCCTCGCAGCATCACGCTGCACCCTGATCCCCGCTTCGG